CCTGAACAGATCGCCAAGATCATGCGGTGCGAGGTCAAGGAGGTTCTGGAGGCGGCTCAGTCCGCTGGTATCCAAGTGACAAACTTGCCTAACCTCTCTTCGATGCGGTCGCCCTACGAGCCGCAGTTGTCTCCAGAAGACGATGCGGCACTCCAGCCTCGCCCGAAACCTTTGTCGGATGAGGAATACGAACAGGCGATTGCCAACTTCGGTCCCGACGAGACAGAGCCGGACGATGGCGGAAGCACGAAGATCGACCCCAAGATGGATTTGTCGGATGAGGAATTTCTTCAGTTGCAGATTGTCAAGTTGTCCGAAGATGGATTGTCGTCGATGGAAATTCGGGACGAGTTGGGTTGTACCGTTCAGAAGGCAGCGCAGGTGCTTCGCAGACACAGGGAGAAGGTTGCCGAACAGGGCGCTGCGGGATAACGCATGGCAGTAACCGGGCGAAAGAAACAATTGCGCAACGGCGCCCGACCGAAAGAATGGGAGCCGTCGACTCGCGATCTTGAGATATACCGGATGCTGTCCGAGGGCAAGCTGACACAAACCGAGATCGCGGGACAGTTCCGTGGTGTCGGTCGCTCTCGTGTGTCGCAGATCGGAAAGCGGATCGACCAGTGGCTCGCTCCACAATTGATCAACTCGATTCGCGAGATCAAGGCGAGGCACACGCAGCACTTGCTGGTCATCTTCCGTGAGGCAATGAACGCTTGGGATCGATCGAAGGAGGGCGACAGGACCGTTTCCGAGACGAGCACCAGCGACAACGGGAACTCGCACACTGTCACGCAGAAGACAACAACGGGCAACCCGACCTATCTGGGGGAGGCAAGGCGGGCGCTGGCGGAGATTCGGCAGATATGGGGAGCCGATGCACCGATCGAAGTTCGCCACGGATTAGAGGTCCGTGTGGCAGGCCGACCGATCGAAGAGGCGGCGCAGATGGTCCTCGATCAAATGGAAGTGGTCAAGGCTCGCGTGATCGGGGTTTCAGAAAAGAACAAATGATGAACAAGTGTTGAACGACCGAATGAACAAGTGTTGAAGGGGTGCAGGGATGGACCCGTGGATTGAAGAACTGGTGTACCTAAGAGCGGCGTTGCTGAGTCATGGCAAGGTGGTGGGCATGGAAGTCCTCGCGAATATGTCGCCGTCCGAGAGAGAGGCTCTGAAGGGGTGGATCGTGCGGCAGGGTGCGAGTGGGACAGAGAGGACAGAGAAGACAGGTGGTTTGCTTGTTCCACCGGATGACACAGAGAAGACAGAGAAGACAGAGAATACAGAGGAAGACAGAGAAGACAGAGGAAGACTGAAGCAATAGGGGGCGACAAGTGACCGGACTGACCGACCCTATCTCTGATCTGTCACTCTTGAACGATCAGGCGGAGGCGGCATATTTCACATTTCTCGGTCGTCCTGATGATGACGAGCGGTACGACCAGCAGACCGGTTTCATAGAAAGCAAGACAACCGGGGTCGCGTGGTTGATAGGTGGCAACGGAGCCGGGACGACAGAATGCGCGATGCACAAGATCGCGAAGTTCGTGATGTCGACGCCACCACCGAGACCGGACACACCGTTCTGGCTCATCAGCGACACATACGAACAGGTGATGGAAACGCTCTGGAAAGAAAAGTTATGGGGTCACGGTCATATCCCAAGCGCGGAAATAGACTGGGACCGGATCAGTTGGTACAAGCCGAACCAGAACTGGCCATTCCGGGTTCCGCTGTTGCCGTGGCCGGGACGACCTAACAAGAACTGGGTGCTTGAGTTCAAGTCATACGAACAGGGGCGCCAGCGGTTACAGGCTCGCTCGATCGGCGGGTTCTGCTTCTCTGAGCAATTCCCCTACTCGCTGCTGACCGAGGTGCTCCGCGGTTGTCGAGAGTATAACTTTCCCGGTTCCAAGTTCTGCGAGTTCACACCGGTCGATCCGATGTTGTCCGCACCTATCGAGGAGATGATTGAACAGGACACATTGCCACCGACGTGGGAAGTGTATCGGGCGAACACAGAATGCGCGGTCGACGCTGGGCATGTCTCGCGTGAGTGGTTTGACGAGTTCTATGGGATGATCCCCGAAGAGATGTTGCTGACTCGGCTTATCGGTGCGTTCGCCAGTTATGAGGGCGCTATTTATCAGGGGTTCAACCCATACATTCACTTCGTCGACGACGAGAAGTGCGACCATCAGCCGGGGGTCTACTACCGCAGGTCGATCGACTGGGGTGCGGGTCCAAGCAACCCGTTCTGTTGCCTGTGGGCGTATGTCAACGGTCAGGGACAGTGGTTTGTCTTCGATGAGTATTATTCAACTGACCAGAACAAAACTGTTTTTGAGCATCTTGAAGAGGTGGAGCGCAGAATGGAGTGGCCGGATGACAGTCTCCACCACGGTACAACTTGGGCCGATCCGTCGAGTCTGGACAACATACGCATCGCGCAGCGGTGGGGGTTCAACATGTCGGGCGCTGCCAATGCCGTACTTGAGGGAATCGATTATGTCCGACAAATGCTCCAGCCGGTTCCGGGTCTGAACAACGAGCCACGGTTGTTCCTTCATCGCGAGAATTGCCCGAACCTGTCGCGCGAGATTCGGACGTATCGGTGGGTACAGGGAAGCGAGAAGGGATTGAATCCTCGCGATGCCAGACCTGAGCCATTGAAGAAAGACGATCACGCGGTCGATGCCCTGAGATATCTTCTTTTTAGCGAGGCGCAGATCGACGGTGCGACTCCGACCAGTACAACGCGGGGTGGAGATTTCTCGGCCAAGGGTGTCCAACTGTCGCTGTCAGGACGGTCTCAACCCCTATTGAGTGAGAACGGGGATCGTATTACAACAGGGTCCGATAACCCCTATGTCCGCCGGTCTCGTCGCGAGTTCTTCGGCAGGAGACGGTAATGGCAGGCGCCGCAGAAAAACTATTTAAGAATGCCACCCGATCAATTCAGCGCACCGTTGAGCGAGAGTTCAGGAAAACCGACATTGGCCAGATGGTCGAGTTGTCGAAACAGATATTCGGCAAACTGGGGAATACCAGCGGAAGTTCGAGGGGTGGGCGCCGGGGTGTTGGGTCCAGACAAGCCAAACAGTTCCACAAACAGATCGAGAAGATGTCTCGGTCTGGCACCCTGAAACGCATGGCTCAACAGGGCGTCTTCGGTGACGTGTCGAGATACGCGAAGCGCGGCGGGGTGAAGGACGCACTGATGAGCGAGTTCTTCAAGGCTCTCGGTCCGTTCGGTGGACTAATGGAGGCGCTGATCCGTCCAAGTGGAAAGGCACTGACCAAAGACATCAACAAGGAGTTGGGGGTTGCCTCAAGCCTGATCCGCGCGTTCGGAGGATTCGCTGTCATGCCGGGCGATCGCGATCGCAACGAGGACATGATCGCCTATCTGGAGGAACAGGGCTACACGGTCACCAAGCCGGTCAAAGCTGACTTGGACATGCCGACATCCGAGACGCGGTTCATTCCTCCGCTGGCAAGCGGCAAGCCACGGAAGACGATCGACGTAGAGGTCGAGGGTGGGCGCAAACGCTTCCGGGTGAATGATCCGGTGGTGACGGGCGAGATGATACTGGTCAGTTCCTCCAACGTCCATTCTCTCGGTTTCGACCTGAAGCCGGGCGAGGCGACTCTGGGCACGCTGAAGGTTCGTTTCAAACAAGGGAAGGACTCAACGGCTGGCCCGCTCTACTACTACTTCAACGTGCCGACGATGAAGTTTCGCGAGTTTCAAAAAGCCAAGAGCAAGGGCGAATGGGTCTGGGATAAACTCCGTGTGCGGGGTACGGTATCGGGGCACCGGTACGACTACAAACTGGCCGGGATCACAGGCGGGTATGTTCCGAGGAAGGCGACTGTCGGAGCCGGTGGCGAGTTCTTCGTTCGTCGCCAGTTCAGCGGTCGATCGACAGTGACCGGAAAAGAAAAGATTTTCTCGTCGGGCGAAAACATGTTCGTCCGACAACTTGGCGGAAAGCCCGGACAGTTCACTCAGCGGGGTGCGCCGAACAGGGCAGGCCCGAATAGGGGTCGACCACAAACCGGACGACTGGGAGGTCGGTGATGACGGGAATGAGGATGTCCATCGAGGAAATGGTGGCTGGAAGAGACGGTCGTGAGGCAATGACGCTCGCGGACACGCTCTCGCTGATCGAGGTTTTGGCTGACAGTCTTGACACGATGAAAGAGGAGATGGCTGTGACACATCAAGTTCTTGATCCAACGGACCTGAGCAACACTCTCAATCCGATGGCTTACGCAGAGCGACTGGACGACGGTGGTGACGGGGGAGAAGACCCGAAGCCGGAAAAGCCCAAGCCGAAGCCGAAGCCGAAGGATGAACCGGCGCCTGATCCGGACGAACCGAAACCGGACATGACTCCTCCCGATCCGGAGGAACAGCCCGAGATTCCCGAGGAAGGTCTGCCGGGAACCGGAGGAGACCAGCGGATCATTGTCGGCAGCGCTGAAGCCGGGGTGAGTATCCAGAAGTAGCGTCAAGGATGACGGGACATGGCGAAGGCACAAGACTGGCCGGTTCGCGGCTACGAGCAAACCGACCTCCCGATTCTGGCTCGCGTTGAGCATAACGGGGTCAACATCACGCAATCGGCAATCTCGTCGATAACGTGCGCGGTGCGCAGGTACAACAGGTCGACCGGCGCGGTATCTGACACTGGTACTCCAGCCGTGACGGTGAGCAGCGCGGTCTACGACACGCTGCAAACCGACGCGAGATGGAAAGCCGACGCGACCGGATACAATTTCTCTTTTGCTGTGCCAGCGAGCGCATTCCCAGCGGAAGACGAATACACGATCGTGTTTTCGTTCACTCCGAGCAGCGGGTCTGTGTTCAGGCTCAAGTGCCGCGGTCCGATGATATCTCTCGACGGAGCAGTTGACTGATGGCAGACAATCGACCTGATGGACCCGACTTGCTGCGTCCCAGTGACCACAACGTCAACGGCAACGGAAACGGCAATGCGCCGGGAAAGCGTCCAGTCGTCACCTCACAGGACAGCAATGTCGCTTCATTCCTGCAACAGCACGTCGCGGACCTGAATGAGCAGTCGCGTGATCCAGCGGTCGGTGTCAAGGGGTCCGCTCCCAACTTCGGACAGTTCCCTGTCCCGCACGTCCTGTCGTTTCAGGGGTTGTTCGGCACGTTCAGTCGCGTGTACCGACCGAGCGACGAAGCGGTTAAGGACAGTCTTGAGAACGCTCGCTACATGCGGAACGACGCAGGGGTCATGGAGTGCGTCGAAGCCCGTCAGAGATGCACGGCGCTCCTTGACTGGCATCTTCAGCCAGAGGACGAGAACTCGCCGGAGCAGATAGAACTGGTCGATCAGTTGACCAAGATTCTCAACAGGATCGAGCGGTTCACAGAGTATCGCTACAACCTCCTGCACGCTGTCTGGTACGGTCGCTATGCGATTCAGCACAGATACAGGTGGGATCGCATCGAAGGCAACATGCGAGTGCTCCCCAAGGGTGTCAGGGATAATCCGGGCTGGATTCCCGTCAACGGCGACAAACTTGTTTTTCGCTACGACGACGGACAACCGGGGAACAAGCCGGATCAGGTCGGCATCCGTGTAGGGTCTCGGTTTCAGGCGAGGGACAGGATCAACGGTCGCTGGAACGTCGAGCCGACCGAGCGAGGTCTCGCGTATTTCCTCGAAGACTGGGAACGTGGACTGCTGGCGCTGCACAAGCACACGCTCGAAGATGGCTCGTGGGAAGTGGGATACGAGGCAGGGACGATCCACGGTGTCGGCTTGCGGTCGCGTATCTACTGGGACTGGTTCCAAAAACAGGAAGCGCTCGCGTTCCTGATGGAGTATCTGGAGCGTTCTGCTGGCGGGATCGAAATCTGGCACTACCCGATGGGCAACGCTGAGGCTGAAGCCAAGGCGAGGACGGCGGCAGAGGAGCGAATCGGAAACCAGAGAAACATCATTTTGGTTCCCAAGCCAATGGGCGACGACGCTCATGCGTTCGGGGTCGAGATCGTAGAACCGGGAATGGCAGGGATCGACGCACTCCAGACGATCCTCACCGACTACTACGGTCACAGGATCAAAAGATACATTCTCGGCCAAACGCTATCGTCGGAGGCTCAGGCAACAGGTCTTGGCTCCGGTCTGGCCGACCTGCACCTCGACACGTTCCTCCAGATCATCAAGTACGACGCGGTGAATCTTGAGGAGACGATCACTCACCAACTGGTCAAGAATATCAAGGACTGGAACTTCCCGGCGGCAAAGGACATCCATATCGAGTTCAAGCTGGATGTCGAGGGAACCGACACAGCCGAGAAACTTCAGGCATGGCAGACTGCGTGGCAGATGGGCGCCAAGCTGAAGGAGTCCGATGTGATGGACCTGATCGGTGCGGCTGTTCCGACCGAAGGCGACAACGTCTTGGAAATGCCCGAACAGGGCGGAGACATGGGCGGCATGGAGGGAATGGGGGGTGGCGGCGACATGTTCGGCGGACCCGGACCGAATGGAGACCCGCAGGCCAGCGGAATCCCGACAGAAGATTTCGACAGGCGGGACGACGGACCTCTTCCACCTGATCGCGACCGAGACACTGACTCGGTTCTGTCGGAGTTGTTCGGCGAGGCGACTGCCGAGGGACAGACGATCACCTACGTCTCGTCAAACGGCAAGTGGATGCAACAGGACATGCCCCACAACACGGGCGAGCGTGCGCGCGGCGACCGGGAGGTCATCGACAGACATGCCAAGCAGGGGATGCTGGATTTCGACGAAGGCAAGCATCCTCGCGATGAGGGCGGAAAGTTTACTTCTGGCGCTGGCGGACCGGTTCCCGATGGAAAGCAAAGGGCGCCGATCCTTCCGGAAGGCGGCAAATTTGTAGACCTTGATTTGTCCGGGGCGAGCACAACCGACCCCGACTACATCGCGAAAGGCGAGGCGCACACACTCCAGAAAAAGCTGGAACAGTACGCGGAGGAAGTCGAGAACGAGAGGAAGAACCTGATCAACGAGATGGGTATAGACGACCTGATCTCTCTCGCGAAGAAGCACGGTGTGCCTGCATCCGACTGGCAGGAAGCGGTCACGATGGAGGCTAAAAAGAAAGTTAACAAGAGACCGTATCACGACATAGCGCTGGCCGAGTTGGGGGAAGGCGGCAAGTCGAAAAACGCCAAACCCAATTTTGACGAACAGGAACACCCGCGTGATGAGGACGGTAAATTCAGCAGCACCCCTGTCGGCACCAAAAGGCCAGACACGGAATCTGCGGGCGACTACTGGGAAAAAGTGGAGGACCACACCGACCTCGACGAGTCTGGAAATCCAGATGCCGGTTTGTGGAAAAGACGCAAGGGTGCGCAAACGACCCG